TGGCGATTTAATTCTCTTTTTTCTCTTTCATTCTTAACTTCATAATATGCAGCCCAATATATCAGTTCTTCTTCTGTGATCAAAGAACGTAATTCTTGAATAGTTTTACCTAATTCTGTTGCGAGAAAAAATTCAAAATTGAACCAATTATCTCGCGATATTATTTTTTTGCTGTATCAATATTTATTTTTATATCAAACATAAAAAGTTCGATTTCGTTTAACACATTTTCTGGAAGTTCTCTTTGTAGGTTTGGCGCATCTGCGGGACTAAATGCAGGCGAACCATCTTCTTTTTCTGCATTTTTACAAAGAAGATATGTTGATATTGTCAAAGCGTCATCTGTCCCTGCGGCAGCTTGAGCGCGAACTCTATCTTCTCTTGTTAATGGTTTAAAGTATAAATTAGCTTTTACAACACCGTTAGCGTCTTTAAATTCATATTTGCGTCTGGCTGTCATCTGATCTTTATAAGATTCAGTTAACAGATCGATTGTTCTTTTGTTTGGCATTTAGTTTAATTAGTAGACTAATAAACCCAATGTATCAGATATCTGAAGTTATTGCACCTGAAGTTTGGAAGGTGATATTAATTTCTTGAATTTCACCAAGTGTTGCTCCATATTCTGCATTAGTAATTATTCCAGAAAAACCAAATTTTTTAGCACTTGCTGAACTATCTGGGAACAATTCAAACAATGCGTCAGCCGCATCACCTGTTGTTAGTACATCTTCAACAAATGCTAAATAATCTGAATTACCAGCATTGTCATATATAAGAGTTGCCGAACCTTCCCCAGAAATAAGACCGCCAACAAAAGTTTTTGAGGTATCACCCTGAACTGTAGTTTCTTGCGTATCTTTAGTTATACTTAAAGACCAATTTCTTAAACCTGATATATCAGCTTCTGTTCCAGCAGCATTGTGGAACATTATTTTACCGACATCACCTTTAACAGCAGCCATAACAAAAAAAAGAAATATTTATAAATATATTAACTCTTTTCAGACTTTTTTACATCTTTTTTTGAGTTTTGTTGACTCTCCATATATCTTTTACAATTCGGGTCCCAATAATTAGCATCCCTTACTCCTTTGACAGCTTCGATTGCGTCAAGCATTTTTTCAGTAATTACAAGTTTTGGCATAATTAAAGTTCCTCAAAAATTTCAAAGGTCATGCGCAATTGCGTTTGAAACTGACCTTCAGGATTTGCATTTTCAATGACTTCTGGCCCTATTGGGCTGTCAAAGATTACACTTGATACTGTAATTCGATTATATAAATCACGCAATCTTTTCCCGATTGTATAGTTATCGCCTGAACCTATTCCCTGCGGTGTAAAGATATTAAAAACGACAATTCCATTTACACGATTCTGACCGCTTGCATTTCCTAATGTTAAATAATTACTTTCACCAAAACTTGTAAGGCATTGAACAAAGGTTGTGACCGCACTGCTGTCATAAGACATATTATGAAAAACAACAGGGATTGCGGGGCTGCTGGCAAGCTCTGTCGCAACTCTAGCTTCAATTGTTGCTCTTACTGTATTTAAATCAATAGCGGCCATTATTTACCCCTTATTTGTTTGTAAAGGTCTTGAATTTCATTTGCAAGTTCTTTTGCCAATAAATCAAGATGTCTTGCTTTCAATCCTTGATTGCTTCTATATGTACTTCCCCAAGACGGCGGTAAACTTGTTCCGAACATAACAGGTTCAGCATATGGAACATTATTGTGAATATTATATTTTTTTTTAAAATTTTCTTTTCCTAATTGATAATTCAAAGCTTTTGGAGGTCTTACAACAGTTCCCTTTCCAGCGCTTCCGTATTTGCCTTCTGGAGCGGGTGCGCCGCTTTCTGCGTTTTCTCCTATCTGCCAAGAAACAGCAAGCCTTCCTGTATCCACTGGCGAGCCTTCCTTAACAATACGATCACCCGTTAAAACAGTTACAGACAACAAAGCATTGATTTGTTCTTCTGAATAATCACCGATTTGATCAATTCGTATTTTTCTCATGTTCTTAAATAACAAACAAAAGTTAATTTATCATTTGCAAGTTGATTAGTTTCAATTCTAATTATTGAATAGGTAACAGAACCGACAATAACTTTATCTTTTGTTGTTGGAGTAGAAGAAAGACTTGCTGCGGCAATATTAATTTTTTTATCTGTTGCTTCAATTAATTCATTTACCTCACGGTTATTAATATCTTCAAGAATACCCCTTATGGATGTATCAGTATTGGTTTCTGTTATAACACCTGTAGTCGTATTATACGAACCTGCGGAAACAGACCTGAAAGTAATATCAGCCGATAATTTTTTATTTGATAAAACTTTTTTTAATGCGTTTGCTATGCTCATAATCTATAAACAATAACAGTACCACTATCCAATACAACAACAGAAAACGGGCCAAAAAATTCCGCACCCGCTTTTAATTGTATTGATTTATGATCTCCGAAATATGCTGGTAAAATACTATCAAAATCTGTTATGTCATCTACTGATGGCACTGAATCAAAAAGCTTTCCAACGGTAACAACAGAATCTTGTAAAGCAACAATTTTACCAAATCGTCCGGCGTGGGCGTTAGTGTCATTAATAATTTTTGCTGCTGGATAAAATGTTTTCACAATGAATAAGCAATTACAGTTCCACTTGATAAAGTAATGCTTGTTATGACACCCTCAATTTCTGCAGTGGATTTGAATTGTAACGAAGTCAAATCACCTGTTATATTTTCAGAAACAATAGTATCTATTACAGAATCCTGTAATGCAGCAATTTTGCCAAATCGACCCGTATGGGCTGCTGTGTCATTAATAATTTTTGCTGCTGGATAGTAGCCCATTTTTAACTCCTTTTAATTGATATATTAGCTGGCCCTGATATTCTGAGGCCAGTAAAATAACGTTCAAATAATGGCGGAACTCTATCCGCGCCAGT